ACCGGATAAAGTCGGTGTTTGCCTGTCCGTCTGCTCTCCTTGGTCTGTCTACCGCAAGTGTGTATCTTGCTACGCAAGTTGAGTTATCGCCCTGTGTGTATCTGATTTCGGGATCCGCTGTTAAACGCCCCATTAAGCAAACATGATTCATTTTTTTACCCCCTTGAAAAGTTTTTAATTCCGATTACTTTACCGCTATCGTCCTTCACTGTTTCGCCTATCGTCACTAACTTTTTGTTCGCTAGATTCATACTTAACGCCTTTTGATAAGAAATTTCAGAAACTACGAAATAGCAGTCCTCTTCTGTACAAAATTTCATAAAAGCCTGCCGGACTTCTTCAGGAACCTTTTCGCCTTCATACATATAATCGCAGATAGTGAAACCGTTGTTTTCTTCTTTCGAATAAAGTACTTTTTCTGCCTTGAGTTCCCCAATTGGTGGAATTATTTCTTTCGTTCCGTCTGTTTTGAAATACACGATTTCTTCGCCTGTAACATTAATAAATCTCATTTTTCTACCTCTCTTTTTTACAGTTCTAAGTTTATTTGTTCGTTTT